CGAAATGTGCACCCATGTATGTTCCTGGTTTATACTTTTTAATTGGATACTGTGGGAAAAGTTTAGGCTCATCTGTAATTCCCTGCGCTTTAGCGTAGTCTCTTGCTACATTGTCAAATGCTTTTTGCAGTGTATCATAAATGTATTTATTTTTTTCATCTGTCTTTTCGGTCAAAACAATATTTTTGTCTGTTCCATATACATAGTGCTGACCACTGCAAGCCATCCATTCACCCCAAGAATCTTTGTTATCATTTTCAATTGCGTCAACAAGTTTTTTTGGGTCTTCTATTACATTTGTATAATAAAAAACTTTTTCTTCTAATACTTCCCTGTTCATTTCTTACCTTTCTAATTAATATTTATTATTTAAATAGAACTTTTTTTCTTTTACAAAACCAACTATGACGTACCTTATTGGACCATCTGCAACGTGCTTAACTCCGTGCTCATATTCTTCATCGCCAGGAAAAAACAAAAGATCTCCTGGATTAGGTCGCAAAGAGATTCCTAATTTTTTAAAGAATAATTCTCCTTCATTGTAGTCGTTATTTAAATATATAATAGTAGCATACCTAATTGAAGGATCGGTGTGTTGGTCAACGTGAGATTTTAGCTCCACACCTGGTTGCATTCTTTGAATAGTTGCAAGACCGCTTAACTCTAAAGAAGAATCGCATAATTGTATCATTGCGTTTAGTTTATTGTGAATTTGTCTATATATAGGATAATTGCAGATATTATAGTTTTTGTCTGTCCAGTTTTCGGTTATTTCAAATTTGCCTTCTGCAACGAGATTGTCGACATCTGATCTACCAAACTTTTCCATACAAAACCTAGATAGATTTCCCATATATTCAATTTCCCAATCTTTTTGTTCAATAGAATTTATAATTTTAAAAATATTATTTAGTTGAATTTCTGTTAAATAATTTTTAACCCAGATTAGTTTATCTGTAACTTTTTCAAAAGCATAATTTTTTTGTTCGATCTGTTTTATGAAAGTTTCAATCATACATTTAGTCCTTAAATTTATATTTATTTCCATCCTGATCTAATTTATAGCCTTCCTTAAGTAGATCTTGCCATTCGGCTTTTTCTTTTGCTTGCTTAGATCTTATTTGTTCCATCTCTTTTGCCCATGCATCACGCAACTCTTGTGGATAGGCATCTTCTTCCCTGTCATCCCAAAATGATCCTATTGTATACCTAACTCCTTTTTCGATTAAACTTACTTCATGCATGTTATTGAATCCGCCATCAAAGGCTGCGAGCATTCCTATCTTAGGTTTAATGTTTAATTTTTGATCTGGGAACTTTAACAACCCGCCTTCAAAATCATCATTCAAATATAAGAAAGCGGCATATCTACTTCTAGTAAATGCGCCAGACACACCTTTTTCATCTGTGTTATCTGAGTGTATTCTGGCATAAGCTCCAGGTTCCCATTTTTGAGTATGATAACCGATCTGACAGATGATACTTGGATCCAAGTCATGAACGCTCGCAATAGCGTTAATAATTCCTTGTTTTATGTCGGAAAAGATAGTTGGCGCCAATCCCTCTTCAATCACCACGTCGTCATTATCCTGCGGAAGAACCGAAGAATAAGATTCATAAAATGATATTGGCGTCCAAGTCATTTTCCCCATTTCAACGTGTTTGTCTAATATGGTAATTAATTTACCGGATGTTTCAACGTCAATAAAATTTTCATACACAACTATATCTTTAGTTAATCTATTCTTATTTTCTAGGTTCATTTTATTCTAACTCCTTCTGGTATTTCAGATCTTTGTGGATGGTCTAATCTATACTGATGCATTATTTCTTTTTGCATAGATAGCCAAACATCTTTACCAAACTCTTGCTCTTTATCAAACCACTTCTGTTCGCCCTCGCTATATCTTCTCCAATACATTCTAGAAAGATATTTGTGTTCGTTTTTCGGACAGACAACTCCATGAAGGTATACATTTCCGTCTTGCGCTAGGACTTCAGGATGTCCTGAAGGAAACATCAAAAAATCTCCAGCCTTTGGCTTGTATGCATATAAATCTTTTCCTAAACAAAAATCTATCTGTCCATCTTCATAGTCATCATTAAAATATGCAAGAGTAGTTAATGCAAACTTATATCCTGGGCTAACAATCGGTTCTCTTATGAAGTCAGAGTGATAAGTCATTGCCATTCCACTATCGCCTCCGCTTTCCATTATTTTTTCAGCATCGTTATGATATCGTGCTATAGATGGGCCATACATTTGCCATCTTGGAAAATTATTTCCATATCTATCTATTACAGTTTCATTTAAATTAAAATCAAGATTATCTGAAAATCTAGATGTGTAATCCATAGAAACTGCTATCCAACATTCTAGCAATTCTTTAAGCAAATCTTTCTGGTTCTTTTTTGCAGGAGTATCTTCTTCTAATTTCTCTATTTCTTCAAAAGTCATAGTTGAAGAAATTCCTGGTGCAGTGGGATTTAGGTAATCACCAAACCTTGACCACTGAGACCATTTACTAAATAGTCTGTCTTCATTATCTTCTGATGATTCTTTTAATATTTCATAGACTTTATTAATATCTTTGAACATATTTCTATAAACCAAAACTTTTGGATATATTTCAATAACTTCTACAAAATTATCTATCATAGTCCACGAATTCCTTTTTTTGGGTTCCACTTTGATATCTCTTTATCGGTTGGGAAAATTCTATAGTACTGCTCATTTTTATTAGGTTTAATATTTCCAGTGTGTTTTAAAATTTCCCAGAAAAAAGGACAAGTAAATCTAACAGAATTCCTCACCTCTGTAACACCGTGAACATAATTCATATCTCCAGGAAAAAAGTAAGCAGCTCCTTTTTTAGGTTTAATTTGAACCTTTTGATTTGGGAAATACAGCTCTCCACCCTCGTAATCGTCATTAATGTAAAACAAACTTGCTATATCATAATTTGGAAAATCATTTGGCATACCGGCATCTGGGCCTGAATGAAGCTCTTTGTCTGCGTGCGGAAGTTGATACTGTCCTGGATTCCATTTTACAATTGTTTGTCCAGTTGATTTAACTTCTACCTTAAAAAAGTCTTCAACGATAGGCTTTAATCTTTGAAAAAGCTCATCAAGTAGTGGGACAATTTTAGGGTTGTTTTTATCTAATGTAGGACCAGTAGCCACCCTATCTTTCCAATAGGATGCATCATAGATAACGGTGCCATTTTCATTTACATGACTTTCGGTAACATCCCAAATAGTTATCTGTCTTGCTGAGTTTTCTAAAAAATCTACTTCTTCTTTGGTTATAAAATTTTCCAGTTCTACAATATTTTCTGCAGTATGACCGAAAAATCCAGAAGGAGTCATTGAAGGTTTCCTGACTACCAACACTCCTTTTTCCTGCAAGTCCATATCATCACGTCTTCTTTGTTTTATCGATGACATGAAGCTTCAACGCTTTTACCTCGTGTGATCCCAAAGATTGGTTCTTTTCATTAACTGCATCTCTGTAGAAGTCGCTAAATTTACCAGACTTATTCATTGATTGTGCCGCGTTACCGTAATTTTTACTTGCTCTTTGTCTTACGTTATTGGGATCGGAATAATCAATAATGGTAATTGACGTATTGTTTAAATTTGTCAGAGAAATCGGGATGATAGTGGCAATAGGTGTGCCTTTTTCTATAGTTATTTCGACATTTGATTTTTTTGCTTTTATAGCTAGAGGAAGTGGGTGATCGTAGAAAGATGTGCTAATAAAATTGGACATTGTTTCAAAATCATCATTAAAATAATTAACAGGATTAATCGTCCAAAGGCTTACGTTATTATCAGTTCTAAAAACCAATCCCGTATCAAAACTTATTGATGATTGACCCCTGCCGGCGTAAGCCCCCGCTGGATTCGTAATTTTGACGTGGTCTGACGTCTGGTCGTTGACGCCGTCCCAGGTGAAAACTATGTCCTGAATGCAAGATAGACTAAATCCAACAACATTTGCCTGAGTAACAGGAAAACATCTGTACGCATGTTTTTCGGATGTTTCATCCATCCATTCTCTTTTTACAGACATCTGTTTAATATCAAAAACTGATCTTGCATTTTTTTCAACTAAAATATTAAACATGACGACCTAATTTATTTATATCTGTCATTACAACTACGGAATATTTGATTCCACTTTTAATCGGAAGAGATGCGTGCTCGTAAATATAGTTAGAAGGAAAGATCGCTATATCACCAACTTTAGGTGTATGTATATGATTGTTTAGTCTTGGAAATTGTATTTGACCGCCATCATAGTCGTCGTTAATATAAATGACTGCAGACACAGTACAGTTATATGCTGGACCGTGATCTGCGTGAATTCTAAAGTGTTTACCTTCACCTTCATATTTTACAAAATTAAAAGCCTCATAATACACAACATTAATTCCCCAATATCTTGCGTAATCATCAACACAGAATTTTAATTTATCGTATATTTCTTTATGTAAGTCTAGCAGTTCTGAATTATAGGAGTTACGAAAGCCTAAATTTTCTGGCTTAAATTTAAAATCTACACAATCTCTAGCTTTTTTAATTGGAATTTTAGAGTTTGTTACTTGAGCTTCTGCCCATTTATACATTTTTCCATTAGTTAAATTATCTTCAAGAATTTTTATATATCTATCTGCGTCACTTTTAGAAAAAACATTATGATATATATTTAATCCTAATCCAGGATTAGAAACTGTTATATTATTTTCTAAAGTTTTGATTGGCATTCTAAATGAGGAGGTTTCTAATCTTTCCTTGAACCACCATTCTTCGTTATTATCTTCATACTGGGCTGTGGCGTGTGTGTTTTGATTTTTCATTATTTGTACGATCTTTTTTCCCAAACTTGATTTTTATAAACTCCCCCATTGGGCACTCGATACTTGTGGGAATTTTTAACATTTTTATCATACATTTTACTTGGATTTTCAATTATTATTTTTGATTCCCAATCTTCTCTTTTGAATGGGATAATTTGAAGATAAGGAGTTCCGGCTGATATTACTCCAGTCCAACCTTTAAACATAAAAAAGGGAACTTGCCCAAACAAATTTACCTTATCATTATCTACAATTCCACTAGTATTGAAAAACGGTAGCTCAAATCTATTCAATGGCTGACAATACAAAGCGCTATAGCCTTCAGTAAGAATAACGCCCCAATCTACCCACCAGGCAAAATGAAATTTGTCGTAACCCATTGGAGTATTAAAATCGGCCATTTCTGGTCTTTCCGAAATAAAATCGGAACACTTGACATCTAACGCCTTAGCCCTTATTCGGTTACTATCCTCATAGAATTCAATATCGCATGGCGTTCTTAGAGCATACCCGCTAGACATTGCGTCAAAAAGTGGAGCGCATGCTTTCCAGCTTGGAACTTTTCCTCCATCAGCTGGATTTATATATGGATGATTTGTTGCTGGATCATTTATATAAACACTGGCTTCTTTGTACCATGAAGGAAGTAGTTTTTTAATTGGCTTAGGGCATGATGGGCTTTCGTTATTAAGATGAGCTCTGTTAGATACAAAAGTTATTTTTTGATTTTGCTGTGATTTATTGTTTGTGCGAGATGGTTTCATAATCAACGATTTATGTTATGTTTATTTTGTTTTTGAATAATTTGCAGCGTGATGTTTATGAAAATCATCATTATAGTCAAACATTGTGACAGCAGAATATTTCACTCCCTTAGTTACAGGTAAAGCTGCATGTGCATATATAAAGGTAGAAGGAAACACAATAATATCTCCAGAACTGGGTTTATACTTTAAATCAAGTGTATGAAAACTTAATTCTCCGCCCTCATAATCATCATTGAGGTATGCAATAGATGAAACAGTACAAACATATGAGAATCCGTGATCTGCATGATAATGGAAGTGTTGATTTTTTTCATATTTAACAAAATTTATCGATTCCATATACTTCATAGTTATATTATATGGACCGCAATATTCAGTGACGCATTGCTTTATCTCTGACCCAACCTGATTATACACTTTGTATAGATCATCATATTCTGTACCTTTTGCCATATTGGCAAGAGATTCTCCAACTTTAAAATCCCAACAATCTCTATACTCAGGCATTTTTTGTTGATGACCAACTAATGCTTCTTTCCAACCATAATATGGGTGAAAGTTTTTTACTTTAGCCAGCTTCTCTAGTCTTTGCGGTATTTCTAATTTTTTAGGTAATTTATTGCGACAAATTGCTATACCTAATTTTGGATCACCAAGATATTCCACGTCACCACTTCCCTAATGGGCAAGTTGCATTTTTAAGTTTTGTTTTGAGTTGCATAAAACATCCACATTCTTTACACTGTTTTGTAATTTTGAGCAGCTTTGGACAATCCAAACATACCAGCATTCTGTTCATCGCGATCTCTGTGTCTATATAATTTTCAGTATCCAGAACATCCCAAGGTCGCGAATCTCCAAGTTTTTGCTTGTATTTTTCCCATGGACTTGGGATCATTCAGCAAAACCAAAACGAGGAGTTTCACCATCGATATTTGTATTAAGGACAATCATTCCAGGTTGGACTACATTTTTTTCACTATCGGCAAGTTTTATGATTGTTGGATTTGATCCCATTGCAGCACAAAAGCCTTCTGCTGTTTTTGTTGCTGGTATAATCTGTGCAACTTCGTTTCCGACACATATCGCAAAAAACTCATAATTTTCTGGACGACTACCTGGTCCATTCAACATCATTTCTTGCATGTATTGTTCATCGTTTGACATTTTTTCTCCTTATCAATTCTTCGTTGTTTAAAATTTCTTCTCTTATATTATATCATACTCATTAGCAGGCGCTGGAACCGGTAAAGCAGTATCCGATTACAGTGCCGCAAGAATTAAACCAGGCGATGAAGTAATTTCCACTACATCCGCTGGGGCATCCGATACCGGCGTGTCCGCATCCGTGAAGTTCAAGGGATGAATACGCTCCATTTGGAGAGCCACAACCCGCCCACGATGCTGGCGAACAGAATGTTGGGAAGAATGGGAAGAAGGGGAAGAACGGCGGGAAGAAGGGTGGAAAGAACGGGAAGAACGGCGGGAAGAATGGCGGGAAAAAGGGTGGAAAGAATGGGAAGAAGGGCGGGGCAACGGGGGTAACGGAATTGGAGGCGGCAGATTCGTCGGAATTAACACCATAAGAGGTTTCTGCTCTGACCGTAAACGTGTAGGCTGTTCCGATTCGTCAAACCCGTAACCGTAATAGGGGAGCTGGCTGCGGTGGCAGTTATCCCGCTAGGGCTAGACGTGGCACGATAAGTAACCGTAGCTTTACCAGTATAAGTAGAAGCAGTAAATGGTACCGTAGCTTCCGCATTACCAGCCGTAGCCGTACCAATGGTTGGTGCTGTCGGCTTTTTGCCACCCGAGTCACGTCTGCGATTAAGTGCCATATATTATGCGCTTAAGTCTCCTGTTACAACCCATGTATTTGCAGCTCTCTTCAAAGCAACAACGGCTGAATACTGGGCGCGTACTTTTAGTCCCGGAGTTGCGTTGACCGTCACTCCTGATGCTCCAGCTATCGTTACTTGACCGGCACCGGTTTGTAGTATGGTAATCTGCGATCCAGTCGGAAAGTTTACTGAGTTATCGGCTGCAATTGTAAGGGTAGTTGCGGAAGCGTTTGACATTTCAACAACTTTGTTTTTGTCACTCAAAGCCAAAGTATAGTTTGCTGTCTGCGCAGAAAATAGTACATCTGCTATCATGCCCGCTGAAACGGTTCCACTATCTGCCGTCGTGACGACGTTGCCGTAGGTAGTCCCGTCAGTGGTAGCTTCCCACTTATCGCTTGTCTCATTCCAACGAATAGCAACGGTGCTAGAACCACCACGCAATACTTCAATACCAGCGTTTTCTGTCGGATCGCCCGTAGTGAAGTCACTGTTCAACGTAACAACATTGTCGGCAACGCTTAGTGTTGCGGTATTGATTGTCGTCGTGGTTCCGCTAACGGTTAGGTTGCCAGATACAACCAGGTTGTCGTCGACGGTGACGGTTCCGCCAGCTGAGTCAATCGTCAGGTTGCCAGAAGATGTATCAATCTCGCCAGCGGCGGTGATACCGACCTGAACGGCGTCGAGCGTTGCACCCGCAAATGTCGGGTTGGCGTTCGTGGCAACAGACTGACCAATTGAAATCGTCGCAGTTGAACCCTCGCCTGCAGTATGACTTATGGTGATTCCGGTTCCAGCGGAAACATCAGACATGTAGTTCCCAGTTGTGTCTGTACCAAGAGCAACTGAGTCTGCAGCAATTGTTGCCGTTAGAGTTCCGTTACCCAAGTCGGTTAGCGTTACATTGCCAGTCAAGTCTCCGGCCAATGTAATAACTGGTGATACACCTGTTATTGTTGGCGAAGTAAGAGTCTTATTAGTAAGTGTCTGTGCGTCGGCAAGCGTTACAAGGTTTGCTGTATTGGCAATACCATGAACGCTGGTAGTTGCCGAATTGTGTGTGTTTATGCTCGTAGTGACACCGCTGGTCGTGGCAACATCAAGAAAGTTACCATCGTTACCCGATATCTGCCAAACATCGCTTAACTCGTTCCAACGAAGCGACACCGCGGTGTCCGCTCCACGATAAACTTCAATACCGGCATTGACATTTGCTGAAGCTCCAGGTGAGTTAAAATTGAGCCTAACAATATTATCCTCAACGTTTAAAGTCTCAGTGCTAAGAGTGGTTGTATCACCGTTGATGGTTAAATTACCAGTAACTGTAAGGTCACCAGAAACCGAAAGATTTCCGTTCCTTTGAAACCGAAGCCACCGTTGTGTCTGAGGCATTCTTAAATTCTGCTAGTGCTGCAGTAGCACC